TAGCTGTCTCTTTTACATTGTCATATGCATTAGTTCCAGCATAGATATTCTGATAAGTATCAGGTTTAAAGTTCCATATTGAATCGAACCCTATCAACCCTACCTCATCAAAACCCATTATAGATGCCTGTGCCATAGCTTGAGCTCCTGTAAAAAAGTTTACAGAAAAGCCAGGATCATCATCTGTGCCTCGCATGTTTATTATATTCCAATTGATATCAACACCCAAAACATGAACTTGCATGTCCTCTGCGGGATCTTCTGATAACCCGAATATCTGTATATGATCGTGTTTGTCTAAATCAGATTCTTCTATCCGGTAATTTTGATCTTTAAATGGTTGTAATAATGTATCCATATAAGTTTTTGGAATAGGATCCCAATCTGGAAAGATACATTGATTATCGTTCGGATAACCCGATGCACATATCTCTTTGATGATAGTCGCATCACCACCAATCAAATAATCAGGTGAGAAATCTCTATACAGAGCATTACAACCAAATGTTACTCCATCTAATTTCTCTAATGCTATTTGTTTTCTAGAAGGACCATTCCCTATGATGTATGCTATAGCCATATGCCTTGTAATACTGTTTGTAATTTCTTGTTTTCTAATTCTAAGAATGGAGCTAAACTATCTAATCTCTTTCTTGTTTTCGGCCAGATAAATTTCTCATTCATCATAGTATCATAATCATTAAAGATACCAAATATTCTATCTGCAGCTACTAATGTTTCAGCTGCTATTCTACCACCTAGATATTCTCTTAGTATATTAGAATGTTGTCCGTCTTTAATACCTATACAGAAATCTATATGTTTGTATTTGTCAAACAAGTATCTCATTTCTTCTGTAATAAGATATGTAAGTTTCTGTTTTCTTTTCTTAAACTCTATATAATTCTTTTCACATTCTTGTTCTAATAACTCACGAACATAGTATTTCTTTTTTGAGAAGTTAGCAACTAGAAAATCCTTTAATTCATCATTATATTTTCGAGCTAACTTAGCAAAATGATATCTGTCTTTTCTTTTCATAAAAGATTCTAACTTTGCTGACACTTTACCATTGTATTTGAAGTAATCATAACTGTCACTATAGAAATGATTGTTGATTGCTAAGTATAAACAGTAAGCGTCGTATCCTTCTCTACTTGTCATGTTTAATACCATTTATATCTTTGTGAAGGAAGTTGATCAGCTTCCCATCTAATTTGTTCTTTACGAATTGCTTCTTTCTTTTTTCTTTGTCGTTTCTGTGCTGGCTTTTCGTAGTATTGTCTGTCTTTAACTTCTTGTAATGTTCCTGCTCGTTCAACTTTCTTTTTAAATCTTCTTAACATTTGATCAAAAGTCAAAGGTCTAGGTTTTCTTTTCTTTTTATTAAAGTGTTTTCTTTGGTGATAAGGTTTTTGTTTTTGTGGTCTCATATTGGTAACTTCGCGTGTGATTCATTTAGAAATCTTAAACCCACAGCTTCGGCTTTTATCTTTTCTTTCAATGGTGGTGTAATTAATCCTTTAACTGAATCAGGTTCTAAATGATTCTCTTGACAGAAATATACTATGGCATCTATATAACTTAATTTCTTTTCTATTACTAGTTCTTCAACTGCTGTAGTAAATTTCTTTTTAGTTAATATCATATACCATATTCCTCTCTGTATTGAGCTCGTAATTCTTTTAATGGTTCTATCCATTTTTTAGGTTCATCAACAAACATTTGTGATTGGCCTGTTTCTTCAACTGCAATAATAGTTACTATTCTATTAATTGGAACTCCATACATTTCTTCAAACATTTTTGCATATGCTGTTTCTTGCATATAGTATCCTTTGATCTTACTAGATGTTTTTCTTTTTGTTGATGTTTTAAAATCAATAACTGAAACCTTCCCTGCAAACTCTGCTATCAAGTCAACTCTACCTGCCATTTCAAGATCATTACTATACATAGAACCTTCTAACATATAGATATCTCCTATGCGTGATGTTAATTCTTTTGTCTGATTAAACATCATTAAATCTAAAGGAGTAAGTGAGTTTATTCTTTCTTCTGTAAGTTTGTTGTTTAAAAAATCTTCTTGAAGATAATGATATCTTGAGCCACGAGCCATTGCCTTACCTGAAATAGCATTTGCCTTTTCTTCACCAACAGCTGCTTTCCATTTAGCCAACCAAACTCTATTCATTAAACCTGTGACTGTTGTAACTGATGGATAATTCTTTCCCTCTGGAGTTGTATAATATCTGTTCCCGTCTATTTGTTTTACGGGTAAGGTAACAGATGGATACCCTTCTAAATGATTAAACATCTTTGATCCCATGTTTCTTAGCTACTTTATCTGTGGCTACTTGTTTTGATGTCCTACGATTGAATTGCTTATCTACAGCACTGCCTGGATGTCCTTCTCCAACTTTCTGTAATACTTCTTTAAATCCACCTAACTTTCCAGTTCCTACTCTAGCTCCACTTACAATATGGGGAGCAGTTAGAACTTGTTTGTAATCAGGATTATCTTTTAAGAATTGTGTCTTTTCACCAATACTGAAAAACTCCTCAAATTGTTCACCAGTCAATTTATCTTCAAATACATAAGTTGGCATTAATCTTCCCATTCACCTGGTTGAATATCCATGTATTCAATAGTACCATCTTCTTTAATTCTAGTCCACTTCTCACCTTTCTTAGCTAAATAGAAAGTTCCGGCCGGAACTTTTGGTGGCTTAAAACTTTTTTCAGGTTTTTTAGAAGCTTTAGGTTTAGAATCTAAAACATCAGGCCAATCTTCAATCTGTTTTGCAATTTTATCACTTGCTTCCTTTTCAGACTTACTAAAGTCCTTTTCTAATTCAAGAAGTAGTTGTCGTTCTTTGGCCAATTCTTCTGTAGCCGTATTCTTGTCTTGAGTTAATTCTAAAATTCTTTTCTGAGCATTAGCTAATTGACCTTGTAAGTCTTTTAAATTCTTTTGTAGTATTACAATTTCAGCTACATTCTTTGTTAAGTGCCTAGGCATTTTGTTCCCTCTTATCTAAAAATAATTGTAGCACACTTAATTCATCTTGTTTAAAATCTGTCATTTCTTTTGGCCCCCATATGGTTCCAAATCTGACACATTTGCTAGCAGTGTTACAATACAAAATCCAATCTTCATCAGTCATTTGTGATTTGTGTGTTTTATTATCTGTTACTTTATAAATCTCTTGTCCAAGTTTTGTAAAAAATACTTCTATTTCACTTGGATCATAAAGACCCCTTTTTTTACCTCGATAAAGTTCTTCATTTGTCTTCATCATTCTTTTCCTTTTTTTTAAGTTCTTTTGGTATTATATCATTAATCTTTGCAATCTTTTTGTCAGCTCTTACATGCCTCATAAATTTATAATAATCAGTATCATTAAAAAATTTATTTTCTCTTAAATATTGAAGCATAAAAACAGAACCTTCTTTCTCTCCTTTTTTCCAAGAGACATAAGTGGCTATTACTATTAATGTGATATATGCAAGTCCAGTTAAGACTTTATATGTTGTTAGTTCCATTGTGTATCATTATATAATAAGTGTACTAGCGGTTTCAACTAGTTCTTGTAATTTTTTGTAATCTGTCAATTTGTGATTGAATAATGGCTCTCCGATTGGGCCAGTAAATATATTCTTTTTCTTCGTTCTTCATTAGATTTTGTAATAAAGGTAGAATGAGTTTTTCACAATCTATCAATCTATCTTTGAAGTCTAATTCTTTCTTTGTGTCTATTGCTACTAGATTGTCTTTGTGATCGTCAAGTTCACCTAGTGCATTACTAATTAATTTCTGTAGTAAGTCAACCTTACCATCTAAATCTTCTATTTGAGCTGAGTTGGCTTGACCTGCAGATGATGCAGCAACTGCTTTTAGTTGATCAGCGACTTCTTTACCAATACTAGCATCTTCGCCAGTCTTAGTTTTTAGTTCGTCTTGATCTACCGCCGTAAATCCGAAATCGTTAATCTCAGCCATGTTGTGTCCTCTTAACTATTGTTATACCTCGTCTTACAAGTTCTTTTCTAATCTTCACTTTAACTTTAGGTTTAGTATTGGGTTTGTTTAATTCTTCAAATAATTCTGTTTGAGAAATGCCTTTAATATAATAGTGTTCAGGCTCCCAACGATTTGTTGATCGGCCTGTATCAGGATTTTTAATCCATCGTCTTCCACTGGGTCTTAATTTTGTTGGCATTGTACATATTGTCTATTAAAAGATCAAGGGGTGTTAGTTCGCCGAGAAATCGGCACAATCTTAATACTTCACTCCCCTCTCACTTATAAGCTTATTCGTCAGAGTCAGTATCTACAGCTGGTTCTTCTTCAACTTGTGGAGTGGCTACTGCACCAGGTGCTGGAGCATCTCCTTGTTGTTCTTGAATCTCAGCTAAGAAAGTCTCTCTTAAACGACCAACTCCGGCAAGTTCTTCACCTCTAAATGCACCTCTTTGTGAGCATACATCTATAATTGAAACTGCGCCAGCCAAGTCTTGAGCTGTTACTATTTTTACTTCCATTATATATTCCTCATAATGTTGTTAAACTAATAAAATAAATAGAACAATTTCTATTCATCACTATATAGTTTCTCATGCTTTCGCGGATTTGTCAAGGTTTTATTTTGACGATGCCACGCAAGTCTTCTTTTTCGTATTAGTCTTACATTAGAACTTCTTCTCATACAGGAAACCTAGATACTGTTGTTGCTGTTTCTGGAACATCATCATCAATCTGTTTTGTAAGTGGAGATAACTCCTCTATTGATATATCTACTGTATATCCAGAATGAACTCCTGTTCCTTTCCATGTAGAAGTTCCAGAATCCCATAAAAACTCTATCTGTGTATTTACCATAGGATCATATACTTTTAAAAATCCATATGTTGGATCATAAGTTCTTATCTCTGCGAAACTATTTTTTATTCCAGTAGAATAAGAAACAATTCTTTCATCAGATGTTAATCCTAGTTTGTTATTTACATCAGCCATATAAGTATTTATTCAGTTAAAGTGTTTGATGATTTGGGTAACCAATCAGGAAAAGTTTCAAGCATTAATGCTCTACTAAATCCTGGTATCTTCTTACTTACTACTGACATAAGAAGTTTAGCTTCTGATACATGAACTGATCTAAGAATGTTTAAATAAACCTCTTCTCTTTTAGATTGTTTTATATCAGGCCCACCTTTTACAAGATATTGAAATTGCCTGTATGCTCTAATCAATCTATCGTCAGCTAAATCAACTGCTGGCACATCAGAAAACTGCACACCTTCTGGTAATGGTCCGTCAGGGATTA